TACGTAAAGAAGCTTCTAATTTAGAAGCTCCTGAAGAATGGGGGACACCAACAAAACATCATACAGATGTTTTACATAGAAAATATAAAGTTTTAGTAGAAGAACCTAAAGCATATTTAGATGAACTTTCTTCACCTCCAGATAATGAAACAGAGATTAAAACAATTAAGCAGTATCAAAAAGATGCTTCAAGGGTAGATAAAGAAATTCGAGAACAAGATAAAGATTTAGTAAAACCTTTCTTAGATTATCTAAAAGAAAATGATTTAAGTATTGATGAGGATTATATTGAAGCTGTTGCTCAAGACGTAAATAAAATTGTACATCATGTGAAGTTTAAATTTAATCGTCCACGCCCCGCACAAGTTAGTGATATAGAACCTACTCCAAATAAAGCAGGATATTCTCCAGCATATCCTAGTGGACATGCAACACAGTCTACAGTTTTAGCAGGAATATTATCTAAAATTTACCCAGAACATGCTGATGATTTTAATAATATTGCTTCAAAAATAGGATTGAATCGGTTACGTGCTGGGTTACATTATCCCAGCGATCATCGAGCTGGGCAAGCCTTAGGAATGAAAATTTTAGAAGATTTGCCTCCTATAGATACGGAACAGCATTTAGAAAAAAGTGTGACGGCTATAATTGATCCATCTGCACCAAAAGAATATACTCCAGCATATGTAGAACACGAATCAGACGAAGATGACGAGGAATCTGATAATGCGGTAAGAGAACAAAAAGAATTTATGGATAAACTAAAAGCTACAAATGCAAAAGATGTTGATGGTAAAACAGATGACTCGGATACTAAAGCTGGAATACTAGCAATAGATGTTCCTTTTGGGCCAGAATTTAAGTTGGCAGAATTGGAAGAAATGAAGTTTGATGATCTTTATAAAGGGGATGAGGATTTTAAAAAAATGGTAGATTCTATAAAGAAAAAGTCTTAATGTTAGTATAATATAGAGACACAGCAAAGGAGTATGCATATGCCATGGATGGCAAAAATAAGACCGCAAGTATTACTAGGACTGGCGATTCTAGGCATTATTACTATAATGGCTATAATGAAAGATTTAGAACCCGTAGCAACAGCAACAATTGGAGGAATAATCGCACTTTCAATGAAAGTTATGGAGGGTGATTAACCCATGAAAAAGATACGAAAGTTTTTAAAGAGTATTTTCTCGGTACCAAAGCTGAGTATACCTGTTAAACGGATAAATACAGCCTTGGGAGCGGTAAATACGTCATTATTAGTATTAATGGGCAGCTTTGGGTTAATATGTTCATATGTTAATCCCATTCCTACACTTGCCCCTTATATAACACTAAGCATAGCAAATAAATTATTTGATTTTATTGTCTATTTACAGGCAAATATGATCTTTACAATAGCTGCATCGTCAGGTCTAATTGTATTTGGATTGTTAATACACGTAGGTAACTTTAAAGCATGGTGGACTACTATTAAGGCTACGCCAATGGTAGTTATTAGATCACCCATTAGAGCTTATAGAAGAGTAGCAGTATGGAGAAATTGGCTGCTGATTAAAATAGCTTATTTAAATGAAGAGTCAGCTAAATGGAAGACAACCTTTAAAATTATAATATCTCCATATTCGTTCCTACGAGTAATGGGGCTGAGTCCACAAATGGCAATAGGTCTATTGGCTATTGGTGGTACGGCAGGAACTGGAGTCGTTGTGAACGAGACGGTTTTAGCGGATCGAAGCTTCACTAACGGAGACTCAGGCATATATGCAGCCCCTGCTCAGAATCCTTCTTCCACACTAGAACAAACAATGGCGTGGAGAAAGGAAAATAAAGATGACAATACGTTAAGAATTGTCTTAGCAGATACTCCAGTAAGAGAAATTAAAATAGAGAATGTATCAGTAGGTACAGTTTATAATGGGTCTTTAATACCTACGTCAACACATACGTCTGCTGGGGGTACTGCGGCTGCGGCTACAGCAGTATTAATTGGTGGGACAGTAGTATCTGGTGGTACTAGTACCTTCCTAGAGGTGGGCGAATTACTGGTCGAGAAGTCGAAATGTACGTTTATGTATTTCGATAATATTACGGCACATACGATAAACGTAATTGGAAATGCTTCAGATGGACAGTCAATAAATACTACACCGGGAACTTCAAGAATGAGGGCAGTCGGTGGAGGTCATCATCAGGCTGAAGCAATGGTGACTTCGGGTGGATCATATGATAGAATACATATTGATGCCCCAACCAGTTCAAAAAATGGTAAGATAGATAAGCTAACTTTAAGTAATTTATATACTGAAGGTGGGGCTTGTGTGTTTGATCGGATGAAAGTCGGCACACTAACTATTAGACTTAATGAAATAGGTGGTGGTGGTAACGCTGGTGCCGCAGATGGATTTGCTACTAAGGAATTTAAGATACATCAAAGTGTTACAGCAGCCAACTGGAACGTTTCAGATAACGTTGAAGTAGCTATTGGTGCACCAACAACAACCTTAACTAACGAATAAGGTTATTCAATGGTGCGGAATAAGTCAGATTTATGGGGACTGTTAATACAATTAGCAGTCCTCATCGCTGTCTTATCTTTAGTAGGAGTAATTATATCAGAGGTGCTTAGAAAATGAAAGATTATGACTACATTGTAAAATTCCCTCTAGGTTGGAGAAATTATCTTAGAGATGAATTACGTAAAGAGTTTGGAACTTATCAATGTTCTACTTCAGATGGATCATATAGATATTATCCTCCGGTAGTAACAACATCGATAGTGGGAACTATAGCTGCGAAATTACCCTCGAAACCGGAAGGAATTACATTATGGGGAACGATTTATTACACACCCCATTACCCACGAATGAAAAATCTATTTCAAAGTAGACAAGGCGATAGGGAAGCATTGATTTATGAGTTTGGAATGTTTGCTCATGAATCTTATCATGCAGTAGAACAAGAGATAACAGGTAAATTAAAGTGGTTTATAAAATATCTATCAAAATTAATCATAACTCCAAATGCATATAATCATCCTATGGAAAAACCTGCTTATGCTTTCCAAGATAAACTAACTTCTTTAGCTAGAGAATCAGCACCAGTTGACAAAGATGTCGCCTAGGATATATAATAGATTATGTCCTAAGTGTAATGGGACGATGAAATTAGATGAGGATGAATTATCTTGCCTAATGTGTGGTAAGATTTTATACCTCCAGTATAGAAAGTTGAGAATAGATGACAATACCCGAACAAGCAAAACCTCAAATAATAAAGATGAGAAGAGCAGGAATGGGATGGACGGACTTGAAACGATGGCTAACGGACACTTATGGAATAGACGTACATCGAAGTACTATTCAACGATGGTACGACAGAGAGGGTTATTCCGAACCTAATTTCGGGGAAATATTAGATGAAGCTGCTGCAAATATGGCAGATGTAATCGCTCCTGAGAGCGATGATCCCTTACAAGATGCAACTTTTTGGGCAGAAGAAAAAGTAAAACAGGATAGAAAAGTAGCCACATATAAAGCAGAAGCTACTTATTATAAAAAACTTTACGAAAGTGCTATTAAAGATAGCAGTAAGAAAGAACTTATTATCGATGCTATACGAGAGCATACTCCTGCTATTTCTAAAGTTTCACAGATTCCTCATAAAATATCTTCGTCGAAGAAGAGGAACCGAGGACTAAAACCTCAAACTATGGTTGCTCCATTAACTGATACACATGTTGGAGATCGAGTAACTTATGACCAAACCACCGGAATTAATGAATATAACATAGATATTTTTAATAAGAGATTATATGGTTGGACAGAACAGATTCTTTTACTTTCTAGTTATAGACGAAATATAGCAGATGTAGAAGAATTAGTAATACCTATGCTAGGAGACATGGTTAGTGGGGACATACATGAGGAGTTAGCAAGAACCAATATAGGTAACTGTATGGAACAAATGTTGAACGGAGCATTTCTTATTAGCCAAGCCTTAATGAAATTATCCCAACATTTTAAAAAGATACGAGTTTCGGGAGTTGTAGGTAATCATGGGCGAATGACTCGTAAGATTCCATCTAAAGATAAGTATATGGATTGGGATCATATGTTATATCAATGGATAGGAGCTTTCTGTAAAAACCAAAAGAACATAGAGTTCCATATTCCTAAAAACTTTAGTACTATTATTAAAGTAGCTAACCGAAATATTCTTATTATGCATGGTGATTCTATTTCAGGTGGTGGATCATCAGCAAGTTTTACACGTATGGTAGGACAAATGCGAGGGGTACAGCAACAAAATAAGGATTGGAACGGTCAACAGAGCTTTGATGATATCATGATAGGACATTTCCATCGCATAGATGAATATGATATCGGTACAGGAGCCATGTATATCTGCGGAACCATGAAAGGTTCTGATGAATACACAACTAATAAACTGCATATAAGTTCGCCTCCTAAACATTTGATTACTTATTGGCATCCTGAACATGGTAATGTGGGCAAAGAGATTATTCGACTAGAGAAATTTGATAATTCTCCTAACAAATTTATCGCTGTTATACCAGAAGTTTGGAGTCAGAGCATAGTATAATAAAATACTATGCCTAATACTATCGAATTAAAAATAGAAGAAGCTTTAATTGCTGCTACACGTACTTTAGCAGAGAATATTTTTTTAACTTCTCAAAGAACGGTTCCTGTAAAAACTGGAAGATTACGAGCATCTGGATCAGTTAAACATGAATCTTCTGTGGCTACTTCAGAAACACCTACAACAGTTTCAACAATTCATTATAGCGTTCCTTACGCTGATATAATTAATAGAACAAATCTAGCTACTGCTAGTCAAGGTACTATGGAAGTCAAAGAACATATACGAAGATATCCAAGTGGCAAAGTTGCGACAGTACGAAAACATGATAAGAAAATAGGCTCGCAAAGAGCAGGTTTCGGAAGAGGATGGTTAACATTAGCGATTGCACAAGAAGTAGCATTGTTTACCGAAAAAGCCTTTCCGACTAGTGAAACAACAATCAATCTAAAGTAGGAGTAAGTGATATTATGTCAGTAGATGTAACACAGATAAGTAAAGAACAAGAATATGTAATGCAACGTCATTCTAGAATGGTGGGTAAGATTTTAGATTTGGTTGAAGCTTCTATTCCCGAAGGAACACAATGCGAAAAGTTGAAAAAACTTCTTCAAGTTCCTATGTATGACTATCGAAATGAAATATTAAGTCTATTTGAAAAGGGTTTATCCGAAGTAAATGAAAAATAAATGCGAATTCATCGAAATTCGTAGGTTTTTCGCATTAACGTAGTATAATAAAATGTCTAGAACAAACGTACTAAGACATATTTTTGTGTGGTCGGGGGTGGCTTAGACCAACCATACAAGTAAAATTGGAATGGAATGGAACAATATAGGAGGAATTTCTATTATGGCTGAAGATATGGAACGTATTGAGAAAGCATTAGAAGGCAATGGCCTAGCTCTCTCCGCGGTTGCTGAGGTACTCCACAAGATGGATGCTCGGCTCGCAAAAGCTGATGAAGAGGAGGAAGAGAAAAGACAAGATGAAGAAGACGCAGTTGAAAAAGCTGCACTCGTCAAAGAATTAGCTACGGCTGTAGCTGATGTTTTAAAAGCTGATCAAGGCATGGATGTCGATGGTACTAAAGAGCGTAAAGCTAAGACTACTGGCGGGAGTGCATCAAGGTCTGATGACTCCGAATCCGCTGCTAACATCACCTCAAAAATTGAAGATCAGCAAGCTGTTATCCAAGCTATGCGTAAGGGCGACGATGACAAAGATGACGATGATGATTACGTAGACGAAGAAAAAGCAAACACCCCCAACGACGACGAAGATGTCCCAGAAGATGAAGAAGCCACAAAAGCTTACTCTAAAGCTGGTGACGATGATGAAGATGATGAAGATGATGAAATTAAGTCTATGCAAAAAGAACTTGATTCTCTCCGCAAACAACTTGCCGACGTACAGGGGAACCTTGAGAAAGCCGTTCAAACAGAGTCTGAAAACCGACTCCGAAAGATGGGCTTTAGAGAAGAGACTGGATTAGTAGCT